AGCGACTTGGCATAAACTGGCTTCTCCCCGGTCCGCGGCACACCGCTCCGCGGCAAATTCTCGGAATTAAGTCGGCGAATTAAAGGGCATTTTAAGTCGCTGGCGAAATTGGCGAAAATCGCCTCGGCGCGGGGAAATTCGGAAAATTGCCGGGGAAAATTGCCGTAAATTCGCCGACCAGATCTGGTTTCCGCTTGACGGCGAGGCACAATCGCTAGATACGCGTTGCTCGCACGGTAACCCCGCGGGGGAATTTTTGGCGGGGTGGGCCGTCCGCAAGGCATGGTGAGCCGTGCCACGCACTCCCCGCTTCTCCCGACCCGAACGGTTTTACCAGTCCAAGGCTTGGCAGACGGTCAGGCTCCTGGCGCTGGAGCGCGACGGCTACCGCTGCGTGAAGTGCGGCGCCGATGTCCGCCGGCCGGGCGCGGCGCGGGTCGACCACATCAAGCTGCGCCGGCTCCATCCCGAACTGGCGCTCGTCCTCGGCAACCTGCGCACCCTGTGCACGAGGTGTGAGGGCGCAGTCCACCGCGAGCGCGGCAAGAAGGGCTGGACCGGCGACCGCATCGAAGAGATCCGGGGATCGGACGCCAAGGGGGATCCGCTCGACCCCAACCACCCGTGGAACAAGAAATGAAGACCCCCAACGTCCGAACAGCCAAAAAGCGTGGCAGACCATCGGCTGCCGACCTCGTCCAACGTCGCCGGGATCAGGAAGTAATTGCCCGGCAACCCCCGTTACCGGGGATGAACGACGAGGAAACCGAAGTCTGGGCGCACGTCGTGGCAGCGGAGCCGGCCGACTGGTTCAGCACCTCGAACGCGCCCCTCCTGGCGCAATATTGCCGGCACGTCGTGCACGCAAAGCGGATCGCCGAGATCATCGAAAAGACGCTCTGCGATCTCGACCGGCCTCCCAGCATCGAGGAGTACAACCTCCTCCTGAAGATGCAGGAGCGCGAGACCCGCGTGATCACGGTACTGGCAACCAAGATGCGCCTGTCGCAACAGTCGACGAGGACTCACCGTGGCAACTCGAGGTCGCGCACCGCGACGACCGTCCCCTGGCAGATCGACGACGAGTAAGAGGACCCGGGCCGAACGCAATATCGACTGGATCCAAGACCACTGCTGCGTTCCGGCGGGTAAGTTTGTCGGCAAGCCGATGGTTCTGCGGCCTTGGCAGCGGGCCGACATCAAGAAGATCTACGACAACCCGGCCGGAACCCGCCGCGCGATCATCAGTTTCGGCCGCAAGAACGGCAAGACGGCGCTGGCCGCGTTCCTCCTACTCCTCCACCTGTGCGGTCCGGAGGCGCTTGAGAACTCGGAACTCTACAGCGCGGCGCAGTCGCGCGAGCAGGCGGGCATCCTCTTTTCGCTCGCCGCCAAGACGGTTCGCGCCTCGCCGAAGCTCGAGCCGTTCATCACGATCCGCGACACCCGCAAGGAGCTGTTCTGCCCAGGTCGCGGCACCCTCTATCGGGCGCTCTCGGCCGAGGTGAAGACCTCCTACGGCCTCAGCCCGGTCTTCGTGGTGCACGACGAGCTCGGCCAGGTGAAGGGGCCGCGCAGCCCGCTCTACGAGGCGCTGGAGACCGCCACCGGGGCGCAGGAAGCCCCGCTGTCGATTATCATCAGCACCCAGGCCCCGACCGAAGCAGACCTCTTGTCGGTGCTGCTCGACGACGCCATCGCCGGCCACGACCCGCGCGTCATCTACTCGCTCTACACCGCCGACATGGACGCCGACCCGTTCGACGCGTGGACGATCCGGCAGGCCAACCCGGCTTTCGGCGACTTCCAGAACGCCGCCGAGGTTCTGGCCATGGCCGAGGACGCGCGCCGCACCCCGAGCCTGGAAGCGTCGTACCGCAACCTGATCCTGAACCAGCGGGTCGAAGCTTCGGCGCCCTTCGTCTCGCGCGGGGTCTGGGCCGCCAACAACGCAAAGCCGAAGCCGCTGGCGGGCGTCCCGGTCTATGGCGGGCTCGATCTCTCGGAGACCGCCGATCTCACCGCGCTGGTGCTGATCGGCCTCGTCGACGAGATCTGGCAGATCCACCCGACCTTCTGGCTACCGGGCGACGGGTTGAAGGCCAAGGCGGATCACGACCGGGTGCCCTACGACCTCTGGCACCGCGAAGGCTACCTCCTGGCGGCGCCGGGCAAGAGCGTCGACTACGAGTACGTCGCCGAGTACCTGACCGGAGTCTTCGACGCTTTCGATATCAAGAAGATCGCCTTCGACCGGTGGAATTTCCGGCACCTGCGGCCTTGGCTGCTAAAGGTCGGGTTCACCGAGGCGATGATCGAAAAGCACTTTGAGGAATTCGGCCAGGGCATGAAGTCGATGTCGCCGGCCCTGCGCGTGCTGGAGGCCGACCTCCTCAATGGCCGGATGGCACACGGCGATCACCCGGTGCTGCGCATGTGCTCGCGCAACGCGGTCATCGACACCGATCCGGCCGGCAACCGGAAGCTGATCAAGGATCCGAAAAAGCTCTCGGGCCGGGTCGACGGCATGATCTCGCTGGCCATGGCGCGCGGCGCCGCCGCCGCCGATGCCGAGAAAACCTTCAATATCCGCGCGCTGATCGGTTAGCGGCGCGGCCCCGCCGGGCGAGGGGCTCAGACCCGGCAGGTTGTCTGGGGACGCCTCACCGCGCCGCCGTGCGCTCTTTAATCTCGGGATCTCGAAAATGGAACTCGTCCAGAGGACGACGGCTGCTGCCGCGCCTGGCGGCGACCCGCTCGAGTTCGTCATGTCGGACGCGACGGTCGATAGATTCGGCGACATCATCGAACCCGACGGCTGGCAGCTCGCGAACTTCCGCAAGAACCCGATCGCGCTGTTCGGCCACGACGGCGACTTTCTGGTCGGCAACTGGCACAACGTCAGGATCGAGGACGGCGCGCTGATCGGTCGCCTCGACTTGCTGCCGCCCGTCTCGGAGCGGCTGCGGGAGATCCACACCGCCATCGATGCCGGCGTCCTGCGCGCCGTCTCGGTCGGCTTCCGCCCGATCAAGCGCGAGCCCATCGAGGGCAGCAAGGTCGGCGGCATCCGCTTCCTCGAAACCGAACTTGTCGAATGCTCGCTCGTCTCAGTGCCGGCGAACCCGAACGCGCTGCAGGTGGCGAGAAGTCTGAATTTGTCCCGCGATACCATGGCTCTGATCTTTGGCGAGTCCGCCCTTGATGGTCAGGAACCGGGTCGTGGGCGTCCTGGCGAGCCTGCCGGAACCTCCCTGACCAGAAGGTCACCCCCGATGAATATCTCGGAGCGTATCGAGCGGGCTCAGGCCACGCTCACCGAACTCAAGGACAAGCTTAACAACCACATCACCTCGCAGGGCGAAGTGATCGACGAGGCGGCGACTTTGGTCGCGGCCGAACTTAGCGGGCAGATTAAGCAGACCGAGGGCACGCTGGTGATGCTGAAAGACGCGGAAGCGTCGCTCGGCGCCAAGAGCGATCCCCTGGTCACCACCCCCGGCACGAACGTCGTTACCACCACCGGCAACAACACCCGCCGGCCGTTCTCGCTGCCGCAGAAAAAGGTCGAGCCGGTCGACTACATCTACCGCTCGGTGGCGGCGGCGGTCGTCGCCCACATGACCCATCGGCCGATCCCCGAGGTCTTGCGCGCCGCCTACGGCGACGACGAGATCACCCACCGGGTCGCCGACATTCTGGTGATGCGGGCCGCGACGGTGCCGGCGTCCACCACCCAGGTCGGCTGGGCCGCCGAGCTGGTGCAGACCGCGATCCTCGACCTCATCGACACGCTGCCGGTGATGTCGGTCTACCCGCGGCTGCGCGCGCTCGGCGGGCGCTACACCTTCGGGCGCAACGGCATCGTCTCCCTGCCGGCGCGCAGCGCGACCCCGACCGTCGCCGGGTCGTTCATCGCCGAAGGTGCTCCCATCCCGGTGCGGCAGGCTGCGTTCACCGCAGTCACGCTGACCCCGAAGAAGATGGGCGTCATCACCACGATGACCCGGCAGATCGCGATGCACTCGACGCCGGCCATCGAACAGGTGCTGCGCGAGGCGATGGCCGACGACACCGCCATCTCGCTCGACACGATCCTGCTCGACAACGTGGCGGGGACTGCGGTGCGGCCACCGGGCCTGCGGTACAACGTGACCCCGGTCACGCCGACCGCCGGCGGCGGGTTTGCGGCGCTGGTCGGCGACCTGAGCAAGCTCGTCGAGGTGCTGTCGGACGCCAACTCGATGCGCTCGCCCGCCTGGATCATGCACCCCAGCGATGTGGTGCGGATCGGGCTGACTCAGGGCACCGCCGGCACCGACTTCCCGTTCCGCGCCGAGGTCAATGCCGGGAACCTGCTGGGCTACCCGGTCATCCAGTCCACGACCCAGACCAAGAAGTCGGTGATCCTGCTCGACGCCGCCGACTTCTTCTCGGCGACCGGCGACGAGCCGATGTTCGACGTGTCGGATCAGGCGACGATCCACATGGAGGACACCACCCCGCTGCCGATCGGCTCGACGGGCACCCCCAACACCGTGGCGGCGCCGGTTCGCTCGCTGTGGCAGACGGACAGCCTCGGCATCCGCATGCTGCTCGATGTCAACTGGGCGATGCGGCGCACGGGCGTCGTGACTTACGTCACGGGCGTGACTTGGTAAGCAGACGATCAGATGGCGGGCGGTCTGAACCGCCCGTCGTCGTGCTGCTTGTGGTGGCAGGCCTGGCGCTATGCGTGATCGGCCTCGCCGCCATCCCGATCCTCTTCGCGGTGCCGCAATGACCGAGCCGCTGCTGCAGTTCTTCGCCTACCACCACCTGCCGATTCAACTCCAGGCGATCAGCATGCCGTTCGGCGAACTGGCCGACCACATCGTCGCGACGCTGCCGCGCAACCCCGAGCGGACGACCGCGCTGCGCAAGCTCCTCGAGTCCAAGGACTGCGCGGTCCGGGCGGCGCTGTTCAAGGAGCCGGCATCATGAGCACCATCGAAGAGATGCGTGCCGCCTGGGACAAGCAGACCAAGGAACCCTTGGTGCCGATGCCGCCCGGCGCTGCGGTGCCTGGATCCGCGCTCGAGTACCGCATCGCCAAGCTGCGGCTGGAGCCCGGCGATGTCCTCATCGTCAAGGTGGATCAGCACCTAACCCTGGAGATGACGATCGGCGCGGCCCAAGCGATGAAGGACATCGTTGGCCAGGATGTGCCGGTCATGGTGATCGACCGAGACATCGACGTGTCGCTGCTGACCAAGGCCGAGATCGCGGAGCGAACAGTATGAGCGATCCATGGGCCTCCGGGGTGATGCGTTTCGAGGTAGCGCAGGCTGACCCGTTCGAACGGTTGCCAGCACTGGCGGCGAGGCTGGGGGTGAAGCCTTACGAGGCTGAGGATCGAGGTCAGGCCGAGGTGCTGCTGCACACCAAGAACGGCGAGCGCTACAGCCTGTTCGACCTGATCAACGCGTTTCTCGACCGGTTGGATAAGGCATGATGGACGTGCCGCTGATCTGCGACCCGGTGCCGGGACCATCGGGGATCATCACGACTTCCCGGCGATTATCAGCGGCTGACGTAGAGCGGTTTCGCAAACGCTGGGCACTCGTATCGAAGGGCTTCGCAAGTCCGAGCGAAATACTGCCTGCGGCGTATCGGTTCCAACCGTTGACCGCCGGCCGCACCGAATGGCCCGACGCCGAGTATTGCGCGGCCTGACCGATGCGCCTCCTCGTCCTCTATCACGCCGGGTACAGCTACACGCCGACGATCCGGCATTACCTCGAGGCCTTCGGGCGGTACTCGACCTGCGAGGTCGCGTATTCGAACGTCGACCAGCCCGAATGCATCGATCTTGCATATTTCGACGCGGTTTTGGTCAATTTCTGCGTCACCTCGATGGTGCGCTTCCCCGAGCGCCTGCCCGAGTTCTTCCCGCCCTTGGCGGCGGCGCTGGCCGGGTTCAAGGGCGTCAAGCTGGCCGCGGTGCAGGACGACTACGACTTCACCAACCGGGTGATCGAGTTCCTGGCCCAGATCGGTGCCGACATCGTGCTGACCCCGGTGCCGGCCGAAGGGATTCCGGTCGTCTATCGCGAGCTCGCGAACCGGATGCACTTCGAGACGGTGCGCACCGCCTATCTCGTCCCCGGCCTGATCGAGCGCGGTCATTCGCTGCCGCCACTGGCCGAGCGGCCGATCAGCCTCGGGTATCGCGGTCGCGAACTGCCCTACCGGCTGGGTGATCTCGCCTGGCACAAGGCCGAGGTCGGGCGGCAGTTCAAATGGGCCTGCTCCCGCCGGCATGTCGCCTGCGACATCGCGATCGATGAGGGAAGCCGGTTTCTGGGCGACGCCTGGCTCGATTTCGTCGCCCGCTGCCGGGTCATGCTGGGCAGCCCCAGCGGGGCCAACGTCTTCGACTTCGACGGCTCGCTGCACAAGCGCCTCGTCGCGCTCTACCGGCCGGGCCTGCGCTACGGCGAGGTGCGCGACGAGATCCTCGCTCACGCGGTCCCGTTCGACATGGGGCAGGTCTCGGCCCGGATCTACGAGGCGGTGGCGTTCGGCACCGCGCTGGCGCTGGTGCGCGGCAATTACTCCGGGGTGCTCGAACCCGACGAGCACTATGTCCCGATCGAACCCGACTACAGCAATGTCGATCAGGTGCTGGAGCGCATCCTCGACATCCCGGCCATGGAAGCGATGGCCGAGCGTGCGCTGACCCATGTCACGGGCGATCTGCGCAACCACTACAGCGATTTCGTCGGCCGCATCGACGACCTGATCCTGGCGCGGTGCCACCTCGGCGGTGGGGTCGCCCACGGGCAGGGGCCTCGGCCCGCAGTCACCGATCACCTGCTCGGCACCGATCCGTACCTGATCCGACAGCTGTTTGAGACCCGGCGCGCGCTGGCGGAATCCGAGGCGAACCGACGGGAGTTCCTGCAGCTCGCCGCCGAGAGGAGGCTCGAGGTCGTCCGAACCGGCGAGCGAACCTATCAGGTGCTGCACCGCGCCGAGGCGCGTTCGCCTTGATGATCCCCTGTGGATTAGCTGGGGATGATTAGCTGAGGAGATAGCAAAATGTCCGACGAACAGGCGGTGCACGACGCGCTGAGCGCCGAGTCGGCGCGGGTCATGGAGCAAAGCAAGCCCATCCCGAGCCAAGCCGATATCGACGCGATCAAGCGCGGCGAGAAGGGCGTCGACGACAAGGAGGATCCGAAGAACCCCGAAATGCCGCCCGCGCATGAGCAGCACGCGGCCTTCCGCCAGGCGCGGCAATCCGATGCGGATCGCGCTGGCCGGGAGCGCGGCGGCTATCAGACCCGCGCGGCTGAGCCAGAGGAGTCGACGCCGGCACCGGCCCCGACCTCGGGCCGCAGCACGTCGCGGGCGTCGTCATCGTCGTTGTCCTCGACCTCCACCCCCGACGACGAGAAACACACTGCGTAAATGCTGGGCCTTCCCGCAGTTCGGCGCGTCTTGGATGCATTCGCGCAGCCCTTCCGCGCGCCCGTCGCCAGATCGGACGTGCCGGCAACCACGCCGGCACCGCCCGCTGGCTATATCCTGCCGTTGGGCGGCGGATACATTCCGGCGAGCTGGCCGGTCAATTTCTGGCAGATGGGCTATGACCCGCTGTCCCACGATGCGTCGTCGGTCGTCTACGGCTGCATCGCCGCCTACGCGCAGACCGTCGCGATGTGCCCTCCCGCGCATTGGCGCTCGACCGGCGACGGCGGTCGCGAGATGGTCACCACCTCGGCGCTGTCGCGGATCCTGCGCAAGCCGAATTTCTATCAGTCGCCATCGGACTTCTTCCTCTACCTGACCGACTGTCTCTACCGGCAGGGCGAGGCCTTCGGCCTGGCGCTGCGCAACGAGCGGTTCGAGATCAACCAGATCCACCTGATGAACCCGCGGCTCTGTTTTGCGCGGGTCGCGGTCACCGGGGATCTTTTCTACACGCTGGGCGGCAACGAGATCGTCGAGCGGATGTTCGAGGGCGAACGCTACCTCCTCGACGCCGTGCCGGCCCGCGATGTCCTGCACGTCCGCCTGCCCGATCCCCGCAACCCGCTGAAGGGCTGCCCACCGCTCGAGGCCTCGCTGATCGAGCGTGCCGCCTCGGAGGCGATGGTGCAGCAGGCGCTCGCCTACGCCAACAATCAGGGTCGCCCGTCGGGGGTGCTGTCGACCGAGGCGGATCTCAACGAGGAGCAGGTCACGTTTCTGCGGATGCTCTGGGACAAGCAGACCAAGGGTGTCAACCAGGGCGGCACGCCGATCCTGACCAACGGCCTCAAGTGGGAGTCGGCGGTCATGAACTCGCGCGACGCCCAGATCGCCGAGTTTTTGAAGTTGTCGGATGCGCGCATCGCCACCGCCTATCGGGTGCCGCAGGCACTTCTCAGCCTAGAGCCGCAGGGGCCGCAAACCTCGACCGAGGCCCTGATGCAGTACTGGGTCGCCACCGGTCTGGGGTTTGCCGCCAACCATATCGAGGAAGCGTTCGGGCTGCTGTTCGGCCTCGCCGGCCAGCCGATCGAATACATGGAAATGGATTTCGAGGCGCTGCTCCGAGCCAACTTCCGAGATCGCATGGAAGGTCTCGCCCGCGCGGTGCAGGGCGGCATCTTTGCTCCCAACGAAGCCCGCGCCCGCGAAGAGCTGCCGAAGAAGCCCTACGGCGACGAACCCCGCGTGCAGCAACAGGTCGTGCCGCTGAGCGCCTGGGCGCAAACGCCGCCCGCCACCCCCGCCCCGGATGCGCCCCCGTCCTCACCGCCAGCCGGAGATGAACCGAATGTCGACGGCAGCACCCAGGAGCAATTCGATTGGGTCCGGGCCATCAACGATGCCGCCGATCGATATCGGGCCGCGTGAGGTCTTCGCCGACGCGCTGGGTCGGGTGCTGGAGCAGGTCAGGCAGGAGTTCCGGGTAGACCGGCAACTGATGCAGGCCGAGTACGGTCGCACCGTCGCCGAGCTCCGCGCCGAAGTTTCCGAGCTGAAACTGAAGCTCAACGAGATCATGGCCGAGCGGCTGGCGCAGCTGCATGACGGCAAGGACGGCGAGCCGGGGCCGCAAGGTGATCCAGGCCCGCAAGGTGAAAAAGGCGAGCCGGGCGCGGCCGGCGACCAAGGGGTTCCGGGTGAGCGCGGTGAGCCGGGCGAGCAGGGGCCTCCCGGCGAGAAGGGTGAGCCGGGCGAGCGCGGCGAGGCTGGAGAGCGCGGTGAACCGGGCGAGGCTATCAGAGGTGCACCGGGCGAGACGGGCGATCCTGGGCCTCCAGGCGCCGCCGGAGAGCGCGGTGAACCGGGCGCCCCGGGTGAACGCGGCGAGCCAGGATCTCCGGGTGAGCGCGGTGAGCCTGGCGAGCAGGGGCCGCAAGGGGTTGCGGGCGAGCGCGGCGAGCGCGGCGAGCCGGGCGCACCGGGTGAGCCGGGGTCTCCGGGCGAGCGCGGTGAGCCGGGCCAGGAGGGGCCGTCGGGGCCACCGGGTGAGAAAGGTGATCCAGGGGATCCGGGCGAGCGCGGTGAGCGCGGGGAGCCGGGTGACCGCGGCGAGCCGGGCGAGAAAGGTGATCCGGGCCAGGAGGGCATGCAAGGCCAACCGGGGGAGCCGGGGCCTCCGGGCGAGCGCGGCGAGCCGGGGATACCGGGAGAACGCGGCGAGGCGGGGGTCGCTGGGGAACGCGGCGATCCCGGCCCAGCGGGCGAGCGCGGCGAGGCCGGGCCTCCCGGCAAGCTGGCCGGCGTCAAGCCCTGGGCGCGCGGTGTTCACTACGAGAGCGATGTCGTGACGCATCTCGGCTCGACCTGGTGCGCGCTGCGCGACACCGGAGAGGAACCGCCACACGGCGACTGGCTCCTCGTCGCCGAGCGCGGCCAGGACGCTCCCGTGGGCGAGGTCAGAGGCAGCTATGACCCGACAGCGAAATACCGGCGGTTCGACATCGTCGCCTACAACGGCTCCGAGTGGCGGGCAAAGGTCGATGACCCCGGACAACTCCCCGGAGACGGGTGGGCGTTATCTGCACAGAAAGGCGACCGCGGCCGACGCGGCGAACCCGGCGAGCAAGGCCCGCCAGGACCGCAAGGGAAGGCGGGGGCGACGATCAGCGAGTGGCTGACCGAAGGCTACCGCGCCATCCCGGTGCTGAGCGACGGCACGCTGGGGCCGGCTCTCAATCTGCGCGAGTTCTTTGAGGCCTACCATGGCGAGGCGCGCTGATGGCCTACGAACTGGTCACAGCGCCCACCACCGAGGTGATCACCCTTGAGCAGGCGAAACTGCACCTCAAGGTCGACACCTCGGCCGACGACGACCTGATCACCATGCTGATCATGGCGGCGCGCAATCGGTACGAAGGCCCCTACGGGATCTACGGCTCGGCTTTTCTGACGCAGACCTGGGACTATTTCGCCGACTCATTCCCGGCGACCGGCCTTGAGATCACCTTTGGCCCGGTCCAGTCGGTCGAGGAGGTCGGGTACAGCGACAGCAGCGGCAACACCGTGGTCATGGATCCCTCGGCCTATCAGGTGGACAAGGTCAGCGTCCCGGCGCGGATCGTGATCCCCGGTACCGTCCCAGTGTCGAGCGGGCTCAACTCGGTCAAGGTGCGCCTCAAGGTCGGCTACGGCGACACGGCGGACAAGGTGCCGCCCCTGGTCGTGCAGGTGATGCTGGTGGCGATCGGCTACTGGTACGCCAACCGCGGCGGCTACGGCAGCAGCAACTTCCCGGCCTGGATCGACCAGCTGGGGCTGCCGGCAAAGCGCCGCTGGGCGATGTGACATGCTCACCACCAGCGGGCTCGCGCCCTCGATCGGCGAATTGAGCCACCGGGTCGATCTACAACGCCGCACCGACGCCCCGGATGCGGCGACCGGCGGCACCGTCGAGGCCTACGCCAAGATCGCCACCGTCTGGGCCAGGGTCGAGGCGATTTCCGGTTCGCTCTATTTCGCCAGCCAGCAGGTCGAGACCGGCACGACGCACGCCATCACCGTGCGCTACCGCAGCGACTGGCGGCTCGTCGAGTACATCCGCTGGGATCGCCGCAGCTTCCGGGTTGAGCGGTGCCGCGATCTGGAAGGCCGCGAATACCAAGAGTTCCTCTGCGAGGAAATTGAGACTGAAACCTGATGCCGATCCAGTTTGTCACCGACGCCAGTCAAGCCACCCGCGGTCTGTTCTCGGTCGCCGACTTTGCCGATCTGGCGCGCCGGCCGATCCGCGCGGCGCTGCGCGAGACGGCGCAGGATGTCATGGTCGATGCCAAGGCCAGTATGCCCGATCGCGGGGGGCGACCGTCGCGCCCCGGCGAGACGCCGACCCGGCAGACCGGGAAACTGGTAGCAGCGCTGATGACGAAGCAGCCGGCCTCGCGCCGCAACGCCGAGCGGGCGTATGTGACGACGCCGCCGGGCGACGAGTACCGCTACGCCTGGATGCTGGAAAGCGGGTTCCCCCGCATCGGCGGGCCGCGCCCGTTCTTGGTGCCGGCGCGGCAGCGGCATGTTGCCGACTTTGTCACCCGCGTCGAAGCCGCCCTCGAGGAGGCGGCGCGGCAGACCAACCGCCGATGAAGCTGAAGCCGATCATCGATCAGCTAAAGGTCGCGACCACCAGCTTCAACGGGCGGATCGCCGGGGCGTCCGAATATGCCGCCGGGGTCGAAAGCACCCGCCTTGTCGTGCCCTGCGCTTTTGTCATGCGCGGCCAGGTCTTCACCGACGAAGCCCGCACTCTGGGCGAGGTCGTGCAGATGATGACCGAGGAGTTCGGCATCGCCGTCGCGGTCGACAACAGCCAGGACGAGCGCGGCCAGATGGCCGAGGAGCTGCTCGACGACATCCGCCAGGATCTGATCCAGGCGCTCCTCGGCTGGGCCCCTGACGAGACGCACAACGCGATGGAATACGGCGGCGACGTGCCGATCGAGATCAACCGGGGCCGGCTCTGGCGGCTCTTCGTGTTCCGCACTTCCGGGGCGATTGCCAGCCTCGACCTGTAGCACCCGCTACCCCGCTTCCAAAACCTGTCTGGAGTAACCGCGATGCCGGAAGATGTCGTGCGCGAAGCCGTTGTTGTGCGCTATGCGGTGACGCATGAGCTGACGCCGGAAGGCACCCTGATCATCGTCGAAGATCAGGTGGTGACCGACCCGCCGCCCGATTTGCCGCTCGGGGAAGAGGTGCCGGCCGATCCTATCGTCCCCGACACGCCGCCGGTCGACCCGCCGCCGGGCACCACCACTACGAGCGGCACCGTCAGCACCAGCAGCTGGGCGGCCCCGACGCCAACGCCCGCCCCTGCGCCTGCGCCAACCTCTACGGACTCGGAGGTCTGACCGATGCCGACGCTGCTGTCGCGCAAGGCAGCGCTCTTATTCAAGATCGAGTCGACCGAGGGCGTCGATGCAGCGCCGGCCGCCGGCACAGATGGCATTCTGGTCGAGAACTGCAGGATCACGCTCAATCCCAATATCGTCGAGACGAACGAGGTCACTCCGTCACTCGACCCGTTCGATCCGATCGTCGGCGGCATGAGCGCGTCGATTGAGTTCGATGTCTACATGAAGGGCTCCGGGTCGGCGGTGACGCCGCCCGAATATGGCGATCTCCTCAAATGCTGCGGCTACGCCGAATGGATCGTTGGGCCGACACCGGGGGGCGGACCCGAGGTTTGCGGTGCCGGCGCTTCGACGGTGCAGGCGACTCTGGGGGCCTCGGCATCGACAAGCTCGCAGCAATATCGCGGGATGCCGGTCAATTTTACCGGCGCGGTCACGTTGAACACGTTTATTTGGGATTACAGCGCCGCGAAGGTTGCGAAGCTGACCGATACCGCTTCTGCCAACATCACCAACACCACGAGCTGGCAGATCCCGGCGAACGTGACCTACGTTCCGGCTTCGAACGTACTCAGTTCGGGCACGATCCATTATTTCAACGACGGGCTGCGGTACGTTTTCCTCGGCAATCGGGGCACTGTCGCCTTTAACATCGTCTCGGGCGGACCGGCCAAGGCCAGCTTCCGCTTTATGGGGATGTTCAGCTCCAAGACCGATGTGGCATTGCCGGCGGTCACCTATGACGTGACCCGCCCGCCGATCTGGAAGGGTGGTTCCTGCACCATCGACTCGGCCCAGGCAGCCGCCGGCACTCTCAACCTCGACACCGGCAATCAATTGGTGATGCCGGATAACCCGAACGCCCTGGAAGGTTTCGACCCGGCGATCATTACGCTGCGTCAGTTGCGGGGTTCGATCAACCCGAAGGAAACCTTGGTCGCCACCAGGAACATCATGGCCGACTTCCGCTCCCAGACGAAGCGGCCGATCCACGCCAAGCTCGGCATAACCGCCGGCAACCGCATCGGCTTCACCATCCCCGCCGCTTTGTACTTGAACGAAACGTACGGTGACAACAACGGCTACCGCATCGTCGATGTGCCGTTCGACATGACCGGGCAAGACTCGGGGATGGTCATCTGCAGCTTCTGACGCTGACCGACTGAACCACAGGCGTTCAGTCGCGCTTTTTTCACTTCCGACCGGAGACAGATCATGCCGACGCTGCTGACTCGCAGGGCCGCCGTGTTGTTCAAAATCGAAAGCACGGAAGGTGTCGATGCCGTTCCGGTAGCCGGCACCGATGGCGTTCTGGTGGAAAACCTCAGGATCACGATGAACCCGAACATCGTGGAGACCAATGAGGTGACGCCCAGCCTCGACCCATTCGACCCGATCGTCGGCGGCATGAGCTCGTCAATCGAGTTCGATGTCTACATGAAGGGCTCGACAGCAGCGGCTACGGCGCCCGAGTGGGGCAAGCTTCTCAAATGCTGCGGCTACTCCGAGACCATCACCGCAGCGGCGGTCCCGGCGGCCCCGGAAGCCTGTGCGGCCGGCGGGACCACCATCCTCGCCAATCTCGGCGCAACTGCTGTTGCGACAGCGCAGCTCTACCGGGGGATGCCGCTCAACCTTACTGGCGCGAACACGCTGCAGACGTTCATCTACGACTACAGCGTCACCAAAGCCGCCAAGATCACTGATACGGCTTCGGTCGCGATCGTCGCCGCGACGCTCTACCAGATCATGCCCAACGTCCTCTATGTCCCGGCGTCGGGAGCGATCAGCAGCGGCACCTTCTATATCTTCAACGACGGGCTGCGGTACGTCTTCCTCGGTAACCGCGGCACCGTCGCCTTTAACATCGTGAGCGGCGGGCCCTGTAAAGCGTCCTTCCGCTTTATGGGCATGTTCGCGTCGAAAACGGATTTGGCGCTGCCGACCGTCAGCTACGACGCGACCCGTCCGCCGATCTGGAAGGGCGGCGCCTGCACGATCAACAGCGCGGCGATGGCAGCCGGGACGCTGAACTTGGACACCGGCAACCAGTTGGTGCAGCCGGATGACCCGAACATGCCCGAGGCGTTTGACCCGGCGATCATCCCGCTAAGGCAGCTGCGCGGCAGCATCAACCCGAAGGAAACCTTGGTCGCGACGCGCGACATCATGGCCGACTTCCGCTCCCAAACCCGCCGGCCGATCCACGCGAAATACGGCATCACCGCCGGCAACCGCCTCGGCTTCACCGTGCCGGCGGCGCTCTACCTCAATGAGACCTACGGTGACAACAACGGCTACAGAATCGTGGACGTGCCCTTCGACATGACCGGCCAGGACTCTGGGCTGAGTATCTGCAGCTTCTAGGAGGCTCCCTTGCTAGCGTTATCGACCAAGGACGCCGTGCGCTTTACGCCGGATCGGCTGAAGGAGCGC